ATTAATAATATAAGTGTCCTACCACTTATATAGTGGTAGTGTTTCCCTTATAAATTATAAGGAGGTCTATATTATGGGCTTAAACGATTTTATTTATAATGGTAGAGTAGCAACATTTGATAAGGTTAATGTAAAACAAACCTTAAATGTAGGAAATCAAACAATTTATTCTAATCAAGGTAATAGTTATTTTGTTGATAGTGGCTCAGGTTCTTCAAGTAATACTGGTAAATCATGGGCGCAAGCTTTAGCAACAATCGATCAAGCGATTAATAAATGTACTGCTAATCAAGGTGATAGAATTATTGTTGCAGAAGGTCATAGTGAATCTTATACAACAACAGGAGCAAAAGCAACATTTGATGTAGCTGGAATTGAGGTAATTTGTCTTGGTCAAGGTTCTGATAGATCAACATTTTCATTTGGTCACACAGGAGCAACATGGACAATCTCAGCAGCAAATGTTGTTATTCGTAATGCATTATTTGTAACTGCTGTTGATTCAGTTGTAACTTTTGGAACAATCTCAGGTGCGGATTGTGCTTTAATTGGTTGTGAATCGAGGGATGTAACTGATAAAGAGGTTGTTACTGATTTCACAGTAACTGGTGATAGATTTGTCGCATTGAATCATTTTAAAAATGGTTATGTTAGTGGTAATGCTAATGATTGCGTATTTAGTTTAAATGGTGTAGATAATGCATTAATTCAAAATTGTATCTTTATGACTAAGGTTTTAACTGCTGTAGTTGAGTTTGTAACTGCTGCATGTTCTAATGTAGTTGTTAAAAATTGTGAATTTTATGTATCTGGTACTACTGATTTCTCAAAAACTGTGGTAGATACAATCACAGGTTCTACATGGGAAGTTAATAGTGGATTCGATTTAGGTGCTGGAAGTAAGTTTTCTGGTGGTTCTGGTGCTGCTTTAGCTGGTGATGATGTTTCAGCAGTTAGTACAGCAGTTGCAGCAGTACAAACAGATTTAGGGAATCCAAGTGCAAGAACTAATCTTCAAACTATTGAAGCAATGCTTGGTAATCCAGATACAGCAGCACAATCCTTATGGGATTTACTTGCTGGTGCTGGTGGTATTGCTAGTTTTCCAGCAGCAGCAGCACCAGCGAATGATGTATCTTTAGCGGAAGTAATTAGGGATATATGGGATTCTCTTAGAAATGGAACAGGCGGTTCTGAGCCAGCAACTAATTTATCAATAGTTGATGAAATTAGAAAAAATGCACTTTCTTATAATAATGCTAAGTATATTTCAGTAACAGCAGATTTAACAAGTGCTACATGGAACACAGTAGCTACTCATGAATTATTCACAGTAACAGGTCTTGTAAGAATGAGAGTTATTGCAGAAGTAGTAACAACTGGTGATGATACTAGTGGTAATACTTCAAATATTCAATTAGGTGTAGAAGATTCAACTAATGATTGGATTGCAGCAACAGAGGTTGATGATTTAACTGCTGGTGAAATTTGGGCAGATGCAACACCAACAGAAACTAATGGAAATTATTCAAGTTTAGTTTTTGACAAAGTTGTTAATAGTAAAGATGTTGGTTATGAAATAACAGGTGAAGCTGCAACAGATGGTAATATTGTTTTCCATTGTTGGTATGAAGCACTAAATAGTACTGGTGCGGTTGTAGCTGGTGATGGTTCAGCTATGGTGTAATATCATGAACATTCAAGATGAAATGCAGAAAACTATAGGTTTATGTGATGAAAATAATCATGATGATGATAACATATGGGGTAAAGTTTGTAGAATTATGAGAGCATTAACTAATACATCATATTGTTATCCATCATTAGCAAATGGAATATTACTTACTGCTAATGAATCATCATGGACACCAAGTGATTATATCGAAGTAATACCAGTTAATACGATTACTTCTGATTATAGACTACATGATATAATTGTTGAAAATACTAGTAATGGTGGATGTTATCAACTGGATTTCTACAAGGGTACTATTGGTAATGAGGTTCATATAGGTTCTGTTAGAATAAGTGGTATATCTGAGATAAAAGGTAATAGGGATATTAGAACTAAATGTCTTGAAGCTAATAATAGAGTTAGTTGTAAGGTGTCACATAATATTGGTGGTGAAACAATAACAATATCATTAGGTTATCATTTGGTATAAGGTGGTGGATTAATATGGCTAGTAATAATCAAGACGAACAATCTAAAACAATTGGTAATCGTGAATATGACAATTATACTAGTGATAATATATATGGTATTTTAGATATGTTAAAACATCATGTTCACTCAGTTACTAAAGTATACCCAACATTAGCAAATAATGTTACATTAACTGGTGGTGCTGGTGCTTGGCAATTAGGTAATTTTATAGAAGTTGTACCAGCAAATACTATAACAGATTGGTTTGATATCCATTGGGTTACTTTAGTTGACCCAAGTGTACAAGATAATTACCAAGTTGAATTATATCAAGGTGACTTAGGTTCTGAGGAATTAATTGCTCAAATAAAAGTTACTAGAGACACAAATCAAGGTTCAACAGGTTCAGTACCAATAATTACACCGATTATGTCAGCTAATACTAGAATTAGTGCTAAATTAGCGACTGAATCTGGTGGTAATGATACATTAGATATAGCAGTTTCATATCACGAATATTAAACTGGAGGTGAAAGGATAATATGGCATATACAACTTATCAAGAGGTAGATAGATTGTTGAAGTGGTTTAGTTTTTCAGCAAGTTCTAAGGTAACAGTAACAGACGTTAATACTTATTTTATACCAGAAGTAGATGCAATAATTGACGGTTATATTGGTCGTGTATATGAAGTACCTATAACCGATTCAGATGATTTATTAATACTTGAGTATATTGCAACAAGAATGGTTGCATGTGAGATAGCTCATGTATTAGTACTACAGGCTTCTGGTGAAATTAGTCCTATTGTTCAAAGATGGTGTGATACAGCTAAACAGAAATTAAAAGATATATTAAGTAGAGATTTACCATTACCAAATTCAACATTGAAAACTACTAATAGGTTATATTCTTTCACTTCTCATGGTAATGCTGATTATGAAGCACCAGACCCCAAATGGTTAATGGACGAGGAACAATGGTGATATTATGTTATTTGTTAGAGTAAGTGGAGCAGATCAATTAAGAAGAAATTTAGGAAGTATTGCTCGTAATTTTGAAAACTTTAGTAAAGTTTTTGAAAAAATTGCAGATGATTTCAGAAGAACTCAATCAGCTGTATTTAGATCACAAGGAGCGTTTGAAGGTAGAGCTGGATGGAGTCCACTAAGACCTTCCACCGTTTTACGAAAAGGTAATAGTAAAGTATTAGTTGAAACAGGAGCATTAAAAACTTCATTTACTAAAAAGGGTGGTGCTCATATATCACAGATAACTAAGGATAGAGTTATATTGGGTTCATCAGACCCAAAAGGTAAGTTTCATCAAAGCGGTACTAGTAGAATGGTAGCAAGACCACCTTTGACCGCTAGTAATACAACTAATAGAAGATGGGTAAGGATAGCACACAAGGAAATTATGAAAGATATAAGAAGGGGGTTAGTTTAGTTGAATAGTGAATTTGTATTAAATAATATAAAAACAATGATGGAAACTTATTTAACTGCAATGCTTAGGACAGTTGAAACAGAAGCTTCGGCAGTTACTCAAACTACTGACCCTCAAGAGTATATTATTGGAGAACGTGATTTAGATATATTAACCATGTTTCCAGCAGTATTAATATATGGTAAAAATTCATCAGATAATGATGATGAATTTGGATATCAAGAAAGAATATTTACTTATGAAATTGTCACTTGGGTTGTTGAGAATGACCAAGAGAATTTACATAGATTTGTAGTTAGATATGGGGATAGTATTGTTAGAATACTACGAAAAGAAAGTTATTGGAATAAAAATTTACATACACCAATAGTTAGAATGTGTACATTCACAGATTTATTTAAATCTACAATAGGGTATGCTCAAGGTGTAATGGTAAATGGTGAAATTAGATACATAATATCTTAAGGAAGGGGTGTATATATGGGTACTCCTAGTAAAATACATGTAGGTGCTGGTAATATTAATTTGAATCCAGATTCTTCACCAATTGACTTAGGTTACACTAGTGAAGGTGGTACACTTACTTATAATGCAGAACTAGAAGCTATTTCAGTTGACCAAGTTTTAGCACCAGTTGGATATTTTATACCAGCAGAGGAATGTATGTTTGAAAGTATACTTGATGAATCTGGTGTAGATACTATGCAATATACTGTTGTTGGTGGAACTAAAACAACTCAAGCGGCAGGAGCAGCACAAAAAGGATATGATAAGTTAGAATTTGGTGGAGCTTATATTTTAACTGATTATGTTTTTGAATATTTTGCACCAAAAAGAACAGCAGCAAATTTATATGTAAGAGTTAGATTATATAAAGTTAATATTAGTCCTAATTTAGAAGTGGCTTATAAAAAAGATGGTAAAACAGGTTGGAAATTTACTTGTAAAGCGGCAGCAGATACAACTAAGGACGCTGGTAAACAATTAGGTTATTACTTAGAAGAAACTGCTGACTTAACAGGTACAACACCAACATTGGCGGTAAGTTCAACAGTACCAGCAGATGCAGCGGCAGCAGTTGTTGTCAGTAGTACAATAGTTGTAACATTTAATAGAAATATTCATCCTGAGTCAGTAATAGAAGGTAACTTTATATTAGCAGAAGCAGACGGAACTCCTGTTAGTGGTACTGTTTCACAAACTGATTCAGACGAAGTAACATTTACACCAGATAGTAATATGACAGCAGCAACAGTTCATATTTTTGCTATTAGTGAAAATGTAAGAGCATTAGATGATTATTCAGCAATGGCAGATAATGAGATTATCAATTTTACTACTGCTTAATTTATGATATAATTATCGATAAATAATAATATCGAGGTGACTAATGTGAATAATGTAGATAAGAAGAAAGTTTTTGAAACAGCTAAAAAGAGAACTGAAAGAGATAAATTAACAAACAAAGGTGTTGAGATACCATTTGGTCAAACTACAATTACATTAACAGCTTTAGATTGGGATTCTTCAAATAATTTTGAGGATTGCATTGTAGAATTAAGTAAGAAGTTCTCTTTTTTAACTGGTAGTGACCTTATGAAAACAGGAATCGATAAATTAGTCGAAACAGCGGTAGGTATACTAAGGGAAGATTTAGTTAAATTAGCTGGTATAGCAACTAATGGTAAGATTGATATCGATTATATTAAAGAGGTTAAAGCTACAAAGAATGATGTAATAACAATAGTTATAGAAGCATTTAAAATAAATTATAGTTACTTAAAAAACTTAATGACCCTAGCTCAAAATCAAGGATTGAAATAAATCAACGTGAAATTGGATGGGGTAATGTTTTTGATAAGTTAATGAGTGAGTATAATATGTCAATTAGTGATGTTCGAGCATTAACAAGAGAGCAAATGTTTCTATTTATTGATAAAATAAATGATAGAGAAGAAGATAAATTAAAAAATGAAGTTCATCTTCATGGTGGCAAGTGGAAATCAAAAGGATTAGATACAGATGGAGCAATACCAATTGAGGATATGATAGATTCTCAAAAAAAATTAGGTAAAGAAACAACCATGTAATAAGTAGTAAGCCGATTATAAAATTTTATAATCGGCTTTATTAATAGGAGGTGAGATTACATATGGCAACTATAGGTGATTTAATTATAAATTTAACTGTTAGAGGTGGACGTGAAGCAGTTTCACAATTTAATGCGTTAAAGTCTGTTATGACTCCGTTAAATAATGCATTTAAAAATGTTACAAGAGGTTTAACTAGTGGTATAACAGAAGGTATTCGATTCAACATGATGATGGAAGATATGAATATGTCTTTTAAGACATTAACTGGTAGCGCACAAAGAGGTGAAAAATTAAGTAATAATATACTAAAATTAGCAGCAGACACACCATTGGCAACAGAAGCTTTATCAAAAGCAGCTAAAACAATGCTTGGTTATGGTATAGGAGTAGACGATATTTTACCTAATTTAAAAATGTTAGGTGATTTATCACTTGGTAATGGTGATGTATTACAAAGGTTAGCTGTAGCATTTTCTCAAACAAGTTCAGCAACAAGACTTACAGGGGAAGAAATGAGACAATATCGTAATGCTGGATTAAATCCATTAAAACTTATATCAGAGCAAACAGGTGTAAGTATGGCTGAGTTAGATCAAAAAATGAGAGATGGTGAAATCTCAGCAGAAATGGTAAAGAAAGCATTTATTGGAGCGACAACTGGTACTGGAAGATTCTCAGGCGCTATGGTTAATGCTTCTAAAACTCTTAGTGGACAAATGGAGAAATTAAGAGATTATGGTTCTATCTTTCTTGGAGAATTTACTCAACCTATTGTTAATGGTCTTAAACAAATAATACCAACATTTGTTGAGTTTATTCAAAGATTAACAAATGGTAGCTCAATTATAAATGATGTAATTAATACAATGGATTCTATTTTTACTAAAATAGGTAAAGTTGTAAAAGATGTATTCTCAGGCATGGATAAAGATATGATGGATATTATAATAACAGTAGGTCTTGTCATTGCTGGTATAGCACCATTAGGTGTTGCTTTTGGTGCGATAGTGGCAGTTATTGGGTTTGCTGTATCTGGTATTACTGCATTGATCGGAGTATTTACTTCAATATCTCCTGTTGTATTTGCTGTGATAGGTGCAATAACAGCATTGGCGGCTATATTTACAGATATGATATTGAATAATGATAATCTTAAAAGGGCTATAATGAATGCATTTAATGAGATTAAAAATGCTGTAATGGTAGCAGTTAATTTTATTGTATCAAATATGGATAATATTAAGGCAGTTTTTGAACGTGTTAGAAATGCTGTAATGTCTGTTGTACCAATAATAGTTGATACCATTACAAGATTTGGTCAATCTATAAAACCAGTAGTCGAAGATGTACAGAGAGTTTGGAGTAATTTAGTTAAACTATTTCAAGAAAATCAAACAATATTTACTGCTGTTTTTGCTGTTATTGGTGCTGCTGTAGCATGGTTTGTCGGTACTTTTGTCGGTGCTTTTAATGGATTAGTTCGAGCAATTGGACCGATTGTATCAGTTATACTTGGTTTAATAGATACAATAATAAATGTATTTAGGCTTGTTGGTGCAATAATTAGCGGTGAATGGGGTAAAATACCACAAATATTAATGGATATTGGAACGTCAATATTAGATGTTATAGTTAGTGCTTTTAGTGCTGTCGTTGAATTTATTGTAGGTTTTGTTGATGGTATAATTGCAATGTTTACAATGCTTTATAATGTTATAGTAGGTGGTTCTATAATTCCAGATATGGTTAATGCAATAATTATGTGGTTTAACACACTTATATCAACAGTTATTAATATTGTTCAGACTTTAGTTAATACAGCTATTAATATATTTAATGCATTAAAGGCAGCAATAACCTCTATAATAAGT